AGCTAGACCTTTAGTATAGCGAGCTGATAAAGAATCATAGAGGTTATCTTCGATTGCTTCTTCAGTCAAGCTAAAGCCAAGGGCGATAGTTTCGTGGTTGTAGCGAGCTGTCCAAGCTTCTTGCGCATTGTCATAAGCAATTGCAGAACCTTCATTCTTAACCGGAGCGGCTGAGAATCCAGACAGTTTTGTTTCTTCTTCGAACGAACGCTCAGAGGTTTCTGTTTCATAAATCTCTTTGTGTTGTTGTCCATAAGTTGCATACTCCAAACCGAATAATGCATTTAATCCGGGGAGCAACTCTTTCAGTAGTTGTGCACGAGAAATAGCCATTTAAATATCTCCTAGATTAAGCTGCGTAGTAAGCGTGAACAGTCATATTGAATTTCACGAGTACTTCCGGGGATTGAACTAAAGCAATAGTAGCACTTGCCGATGGAGTTACGCCTGAAGCTACAGCTGTAAGCGTAGTGCTTCCAGTTGTTGTAACAGTCGTTGCTGCTGTGGTTGCAGATACAATGCTCTGTAGCTGACCATTAACACTTTGAAAAATATCTGTTCCAATAGGGATATAAAGCCCTACAGGTAAGCCAGATACAACAAAAGAAGTTGTGGTAGCGCCAGATACATAAGTACATGAAGTACTAATTTGTGTATCAGGAACCAAGTTTAATACACGCCATACACCGCCAGAAGCTAGTGCAGTTGTAGTTGCTAAAGCAACAACAGCAGCAGCAGAGTTTCCAGTAGATGCAGATCCAGTTAACGTATTACCGGCCACGTTTAGACCAACCATGCTTTGTGGCAAGGAGGCGATTGTTGTGCTACCAGCAGCAGCTGTAACTGCGACTTTAAACACTTGATCAGGATCATCAGCAATAATTGCAGTAATATCGCCAGCTAATACTGAGCCGGGATAATATTGTGCGTATTGACGCTGTTTGGTTGTTGGGTTTGTATAATAACATCCCAAGAAAATACCAATTGTGCCTTTAACATATGACGCACCTGTTAAAGAAGCACCACCGGGAGCTATAACTGTATAGCCACCAGATAATTGGACAGGATCGCCGTAATAGATTGCAGTCCCGTAGTTGTAGGCAATCGGTTCATTCCGAGTTGACCCAGCAAATACTTGACCACCAATCAGATTAACTGGCTTAATGCCGTACGGCGCACTAACTGTAGGATAAGCTGCCATTTAAATCTCCATTAATAAAGTTAAGTTCCTTTACCAAAGGTACTCGTAGATCGTCTCTCGTTAAAGAGCGGCATCCTTGGGTCACTTTGGCGCATTAAATTATTGTCTACAGCATCCGTCTGCGCTCTTGTTTGCTTATCGTAATGTTCGGTACGTTGAGAAACAAACTCAGCCGGAGTCTTGCAAAGCAATAACCCGCCAATTTCGATGTTGTCTTTAAACTTTCCATCTCCACTAGCTAGCAGTCTGTACTTGGGTTGTTCTTCAATGCCAACTGGCTCCCAACCTTCTCTCAGTTTCGATGAGATATTTCTTGGGTCTGCCGCATTAAGCGTTGAAACACGAATCCATCTATAAGCGTATCCGGGTTGCTTATCCGGTTCAGGGAGAAGCTCAGGGGGCATCCACTGCTTGGGACGTTCCTGCACGTCACGCACTTCTATTTCACGGGTAGTTCTATTCGTAGTCATGTTACATTTCCTTTACAAGTTCACGGGCGTACTGCTCATTTGTTAGTCCTAACTTTTTAGCAATCGTTTGCTGAGAAGTTGTCAGTCTTACCTTTTTCGAGGAAGTACTGCGACTAGCTGATGCAACTACGGTACTTAATTTTTGTCGGGGCTTTTCGTCTTCAACCTCTTCAAAATTTTCAGGAAACCTTTTACGCATAGTTTCGTCTATACGTTTGTAATACTCATCAGTCGTAGCATAAGCCATTCCGTTTTCTTTGACAAGCTTTTCGTGTAGCCCTAAAGCTAGACTTGTCATTTCATCATCCTGCCCAAACCAAGAGTTTCGGTCTTGCCATGTAGCAGCTTTCTGATCACGGGGTGGTTTTTCCGGCTGTTGTTGTATTTGTACTTCATTTCTTTCCTGTTGTAAAGAATTTTTTTGTTGCATATTTTGCGCAACATTTTCTGCTTTATCTAATTTAATGCGGGCGCTAGTCATTTTTTCCTGCGCTTCGACTAGTCTATCACCATCTCCAGAATCATAAGCCTCTTTATATTCTCGCTTTGCCATTTCCATTTCTCGCTCAGCGGATGTTTTGTAAGAGTTTACAGCGTAACTTTCGCTGTGGTTAACTCTGCCTTTTAGCGCTTTATTCTCCTCAAATAGCTGTTTAGCTATATTAATAGCCTCCGCTCTTTCACGGTCAGCCTCTTCTTTGGCACGGCGTTCATCGTGATAAATCTTTCTAAATCCGGCTATTTTTTGTTTAGCGGCCTCAGAATATTCATCAAGCTCATCATTTTCCATGCTTTCCACAAACTCAGGTTCAGATGGAGTTTTGCCACGATCCTGTTTGGGAACGTCACTTTCTACCTCAACCTCTATCCTGTCTGCTTCATCTGGAAATTTATATTCCTCAAATGTTGTTTCTTTCGTTTCTGCCATCGTAAGCTCCTTATTTTCGTCTAATACCACGGGGATCGGATACTACACCTTCTACTGAATCGTCATTAATAATGCGAAACTCTCTGCCATGAATGACCAACCTTGTACCAGCATGGGGGCGTACTAGGACAAAATCGCCCTTATTACACCACGGCCCAGTTGGAAACTTGGCTTTATCAACATAACAATCGGGTCCTAAATCTATTACAAATAAAACTGTCGTAAGCGTTTCTTCGTTTCGCATTGTTTCGTCTGCTTTTGCTAGTCCGTTGTCAAACTCTTTTTCCGATTCTGGAATGGCGCAAAGTATGCGGTATCCGGATGGTTTTGGGAGCTGTGTTGCTTTCTCTTCGTTCTTTTTATTAAGAACTAGAGACAAATCTACTGCTTGTGATAAATCATTCATCGTCTGCTTTCTCCAATCTATCTTTGAGGTCTAATGCGTAACCCCGTGCAACTAGCAGACCTCGAATCTCGCCACACGTTCTTTTATACTCTTCGAATAATTCAAAATTACCTGTCGTAACCGCTTCTTTTAGTTGTGCAATTTTTTCGTCTATCTGCTGTACTAAAATGTCAAGTGCTATCATTGTTTAGTCCTTATTTGTTCGTTTCTATCTTTTGCTGCGGCTATATCAATCCCCATCTGCGTAGCCCTCATTTCACTATCACGGTCTAATTTGTCCTTGTCGTAGGACATCTTAATTCCCGCTTTTTGCCCTTCAATATCTACTTGAGCCTGTATACGATCTCGCTCAATTTGAAGTTGTTGCCCTTTAAGTTGTGCATCAATCTGATCTTTTTGGGCTTTGCGCTGTACATCCTGCATCTTGATCTGTAATTCTTGTTGTTGCATTTGAATAATAGGATCTTGTTGCTGTTGTTGCGCCTGTTCCTGAGAAGCCTGTGCTTGATTCTGTTGGAGTAGTTGTGCAGATGCTTGGGCAATAAGCCTTGATATCTGGATTTCGTACTCTTCTGGAATCGTATCTTCGTCGTCTTCGAGGTACGGTAATGGTGCGCCCAACTGCTGCTCTATTAGCTGACGATACTTGAATCCAAAGTGTTCCGCTATGTGCGCTTGAAGTGCCGCCATCATAACTTGAGCTTGTGGGTTTTGGCCAATAGTCTTTGCCGTTAAAGGATCTTTCATAAAGTTAGTATGGGCAGTAATGTGCGCATCCTGATCTTGATAGATAAACGCCTTGAGCGGTTTGCCATTAATTACATCCATATTTTCACTAATAGGATCTTTAGGCTTTTTGTCTTCCGGCAAAGGAATTAACTTCTGCGGATTTCTAATGCCCAAGACTTCCAACATCTGCCTATGTAATTGCGGCATATTGTATATCTGTGGTGCGCCTTGAGCTAACTGAAGAACTGCCTGATACTGCACAATCTTCTGCGCCATCGTAGCAGCATTAGGATCACTAACCGGAATGACGGTTACTAAATCATAGTCCGACTGCTTAGCCCGTGGACTTCCTTCCTCTGGTTCGTAGTCGTACTCTTTAGGTGTATAGTCACGAATAATCTCTTTGAGGAGCTTAAGTTCCTGTTTCATCGAGTAGTGGATACGGGACTGCACCGCACTCATTACTTTAAGGGTACGCTCTAATATAGCAAGGGTAGTTCCAACAGGAGAATTGGCCGACATATCAGATATCTTCATATCCGCTGCCGAGGCAAATCTACGCCCTTCTTCTACAATAGTGCCTAATAGACTATATAGTACTTGGCTTGGTTCTTTGTATGGCAGACTCATTAAGTTGTCTTTGAGCGCACCACTTGGAACGTCTGCATCCCGCCATTCGCCCGGAGCTATCGGGGTGTCATCACCTTTGATTCGCAATCCACGGGTTTTAAAGCCACCCGGCAAGTTGGATAATGTGCCTGCGTCCACCAATTGACGTATAAGGGAAGTACCAGACTTGGCAAAAGCGCCAACAAGATGAATAAGACCAAAACAGTAGAAACCAAAGCCCGGCACATAGCCATAATGTACAAAATGCTGTCTTTTTTGATGCGTATCATCTTCTGGCCTCCAGTTACGTCTAATAGATAGGATAATTTCTGAATCTTTATCTATAGTCACCACATACGGTAATGCGATTCCTGTTGATTCTCCGTCTTCTTCATCTTCAAATCCGGCTAAGTCTAAGTCAACGTGCATCTCAAGAAGTTTGTAGCGGTCATCCGTGGTTGCTCGGAATCCCATCTTTTCTGCTATTTTCTTCTCTACTTCGTCTAAGTCTGAACTTGCATCTCCCAAGTCTATATCACGATAAAAACCAGCGTGTTGTAAACGCTTTACTTCATTTTCAGTCTTGCGCATTACATGGGTTACTCGTGGAGACTGTTCTAGACTTGAAGCCCCGTAAGGTACGACTAGATCTTCTGCCGGAATAAACATAGATACTTGTCGGTTTAAGGCTGGATCAAAGTAAACCTTTTTAAACGCATTACCTGAAAGTCCTAGTCCCCAAATCATTCGCTCATGTTCTGGACGATATTCTGTCATTACATCCGTCAACTGGTAGTTCATGTCATCCTGAACCCGCAGTGCAGCGTCTTTTTTCTCAACAGTCTCTTTACCAATAATCATTGTCTTTACCGGACCGGCTGCTGGAAACGTTTCCATTATTGTCTCAGCTTGAAATTTGACAAGCGCTTCAGATAAAAGAGGATGGTACACTCCGCAAGCACCTTCCCACGGCTCGGTTCTTTCCTCAATCCGCATACCGAGGAGTTCCAGCCCGTCAACGTAGGTCTGAATCCAATCTTTTCGAGCTGCAATATCGTCTTCAAAGTCTTCAAGAAGCTCACCAGCTATCTCGGTTAGTAGCTTTTCGTCCAGTACTTCGGCTAGATTTTGGTCAAAATTCTCTTCTTCATCTTCTAAAATATCAATCTCTAACGCCTCAAGTCCTACAGGGATTTCAATTTCTATCTCTATATCCGGCATTTCAGGTTCTTGATCCATGCCGAGAGGGGCTGCGTATAAACTTTTTTCCATTATATTTCCTAGTAATATGCTGCTTTACGTTTAAATACTCGTACCTCATCCTCTTCGTCAGAGGGGAGTCTTAAAAATCCGCCTTTTCTAAATCTTATTAACGCCTGTGTACTACTGTCAACCAAGTCATCATGGTCAGAATTTGGAAATGATGCCATCTCCTCGATAACCTCCTCCGCCCATCTTGTAGCCGGTGCCCATACTTTACCAGAAGAGAATAAATCAGATACACTATTAATACGGACTATCTTATCATTGCCCCTTGTCGGTGTAAACTCTTGGACGGGGATGCCCATTGCTCGTAATTCATAGATTAGTGGCGCACCAGAGGCTTTTGCCTCCACCACAAACGCATCCGGCTCCCATTCACGGTAGTGTTCCATCGCCTTCTCCTTTAATTCTGGAAATTCCATCCGTTTTTTAAACGCATCAAGAAGAATAACGTGCGGGTCTGCCTCGTTTTCGTCTTTATAGAAAACTCCCCATGTTGTACAAGCTGAATAGTCGCTACGCTCCGTCTTCGTAAAGGCGGTATCCCAGCTTTGTATGATAAATTCACAGCGTGGCGGTCTTTCTGGCTCCCAAATCTGCCACCATTCCCGTTTTATTATCGCCCCTTCTTCAGAAGTAGGCTGTTGTTGGTACTGTGCTTGCCATTTAGACAGAGGAAGTTCTGTTCTTAACGCCTCAAGCTCTTCATAACTCCAAAATTCCGGCCATAACGGCTTATCACTTGGCAAAATTGCAGGGAAATCAATAACCTCCCAGCTATCCCCGTCTCTTTCTATGCTTGCCCGCTGTATTTTTCCCACTAAGTCCCGCTTAGACCACCTTGTCATCACAATTACGATACTTCCGCCCGGCTGGAGTCGCTGTCGTGGGCCAGAAGTGTACCATTCATAGACCTTATCAAAGACAGACGGGTCACTAGATGCTAACGCTGCCTCTTGTTCTGAGTGTGGGTCATCAATGATAAGCAGATCAGCTCCTTTACCAGTAACGGTACCGCCCACACCAATAGCAAAATACTCACCATTAGAATTAGTGGACCACCGACCAGCAGCCTTGCTATCGTGCCTAAGACTGACATTTGGGAATACTTTACCATAATGCTCTCCATCAACTAAATTCCTTACTTTCCTACCAAACCCCACGGCCAGCTCCGCCGTATTCGAACATTGAATTATTTTCTTATTCGGGAACTTACCTAGAAACCATGCCGGCAGAAGATAACTTGCAAACTCAGACTTCGTATGTCTAGGCGGTAGGTTAATGATCAACCGTCTAGTCTTTCCAGCAGCAATCTCCTCAAACTTCTTTGCCATGACCTTATGATGTCTTCCGTCTATAAATCCCGGCCACATCATCTTCACAAACGGTAGAAAGTTTTCCTGTGCCTTCTCCATCTCGTCACTGGCTATCCACTGCGCTGCTGCTCGGAATATTTCTTCACGTTCGCCCGGAGGGAGTTTTTCTAAAATCTGCTCAAGATTCATAAATTACGCATCACTATTCCTAATGGTCGAACAGTCCGTGCCTTATCTGGCATCCGCTTACAATGACCTAACTCACAAAGGCGCTTCATAATTCGATGGATGTTGCCCCTACCGTTGACATTTGCCATATACATTACTTCGTCTACTGACGGCCCATACCCGTAAGACTTCCAGAACTCATCAATAATCATATAGATCTCTTTCTGTCGTGGTGTCATTTCTGTGCCGCCT